TAGAAGGATACAAGAAACTAGCTGACGATGATAGTGGAGTCATCATGTGTTTTACTCAGTACCCTACGTTTAGGCATGGAATATACCAGGACTATAAAGCTAACCGCATAGGTCAACGGCATCCACTAGCACTAAAGGATGTAAGGCAGATAACAAAAGAGACATATCGCTCTGTTGCATTTGAAGGACTAGAGGGCGATGACGTTATGGCATTGCTTGCTACTAATGGTCAGCATGAGAATCCTGTTATTGTTTCTCCTGACAAAGATATGAGAGGCGTACCTTGCACGCTACTAGCAAAAGATGACCTGGAGTTAATAACAAGAAAGAAAGCAGATAGATTTTGGATGCAGCAAATATTATCAGGAGATCATACGGATAACATCGAAGGACTTGTAGGAGTTGGACCAAAGACAGCAGAAAAAATGTTAGAGGATGCGACTACAGTAGAAGAGATGTGGGATAAAGTAGTTAAGCACTATGAAAAGAAAAACAAAACCTATGCTGATGCTGTTATGACGGCACAGCTAACACGCATCTTACGAGATGGAGAGTACAATTACACTACAGGAGAGGTACAACTATGGCAGCCATTGACCCTACAATAGACGAAGGCTATCCAGCTATTGACGAAGCACTTATTATTAAGTTAAAAGAGAAGTTTCCAGAGCGATGTCCTAGCATTGATATGACTGATCGTGAGATTTGGGTATATTCTGGCATAGTAAAGCTGGTAAATATTCTTGAATCGGTTTATATTGAACAAAACAACCTACAAGATTAAAGTTATGTGTAGAAGGAGACGTGACAATAACGAAGAAGCTGAAAGGCGACATCGTGAGCAGATGGAACTGCAAAAAGAACAAATGCGCATACAGCAAGAGCAGTTTGAAAAAAACTTACAGGCTCAACAGGAAAGGTTTGAGGCACAGCAAGCAGCTGCCCAAGCACAAGCTCCAGTTGCACCAGAGCCAATAGCTGAAGCTGCTGCAAGCGCAACAGAAATAGCACCAACCGCAGTAGCTGATCCTTCTTTGCAGGGTTCTAATCCTACAACAGGTGCTGGCGCAGCATTGTTAAGTGTAGGTCAGGTAATGGGTGGCAGTCCACTCACTAAAAAAGGTATGGGCAAGAGAAGATATAGAACTGATTTAGTTCCTGGTGCTGGTGGATCAGGTAGTCTTTCAATACCTAACACATAAATGAAAATAAGACTTACTAACAATGTCGATACGCAGTCTGCGTTGTATGGCTCGTCAGGTGGCACAGCTGCACAACGCTATGAGCAGTTGCGTGTAGACAGAAACTCTCCACTTATGCGTGCTAGAGATTGTAGTAAGGTTACTATTCCTGGACTAATTGAAGATGAAAACTATGGAGATGCTGGTAGGTTGCCTACTCCATATCAATCATTAGGCGCAAGAGGGGTAGGTCACATGACATCGAAGCTGGCCGTAACTCTTTTCCCTACAAACGAAAACTTTTTTAAATTAGAAATAGATAGCCTTGCCATACTTGCAAGCAACCAAGATCCGCAAATGATAACTGAGTTTGATTCTGCTTTAGTAAAAGTAGAGCAAGCAGTAATGAGACAGTTTGAAACTTTAGGTGGGCGTGCTGCAATGCACGAAGCATTAAAGCATTTGATTGTAGGTGGTAACGTACTGCTGTATATAAGTGATGAAGGAATAAAGGTTATACATTTAGATTCCTATGTACTATGCCGTGACCCTATGGGTAACGTGACAGAGATAGTTGTAGAGGAGGAGATATTTAAAGATGCACTACCAGAAGAGTACCTGGAGGAGGATGAAGAAGATGACGATGATATGGAAAAAAGAATGGTTAAGATATATACCTGTATTAAATTTATGGATAACGAGTGCCATTGGTTTCAAGAAATAAAAGGCAAAGAAGTACCTGGTACACACGGCAAATGCGCAGCAGATGTAGCTCCCTGGATCGCATTGCGCCAAGATAGGGTGGACTCAGAAATGTACGGAAGGTCATACGTTGAGCAGTACTATGGCGACTTACTTGCATTAGAAAATTTATACAAAGCTATACTGGAAGCAAGCGCAAGCCTAAGTAAAGTTTTATTTTTATGTAATCCAAATGGCA